GTGTCCGTGAATACAGCATTAGCAGGCACAGATTTACCTACAGTGAAACCTGATACGTGAGTTGCATTAATACCTAAAGCATCTACAGTCAGCTTAGTAGGAGTCACTCCAGTTAAAGCAGAACCATCAATTGCAGGTAATGCACCTGTAAGCATTGAAGCTGGGTGAGTTGTAGGGTGTGTGTAGACCGTATTAGTGTCAGTAAACAAAGCACCCGCTGGTACGTCAGTGAGTACCTGCGACTTATCTACCTTGTCTGTGTTTAGATCAGTAAAGTTTGCATCTAATTCAGTAGAAGTAAGGGGTGATCCCTTACCATTACGCGTTGTAATTGTAGTCATTAATCACCCCTTATTTCATTAAGCTGCAGACAGAGTAAGAGTCCACGTGACAGTCATCGTGTCATCAGCAGCTTTGTTCACTACAGAGAATGTAGTACGACACAACATGTCACCAGAACCAGAGGTGCCAGAGTTGAAGATACCGGCTTCGGTGACAGCACCTGTTGCATCACCAGCTTCAAAAGAAGCTACGTACACAACCTTCTCAAGGCTAGTGCCACTGATACTGGTAGAGTCCAGACCTTCACGGGCACCTAAAGTGGTTACCAAGTCAGTCTGACCTGCAGCAGCAGCTGTGGTACCGGCACCTAGTGCCATGTGAGACATAACACCTTTACTGGCGCTAGTAATACGGGAAGCGATGTAACCCAAACCCTTGTTTACAACAAGGTTACGGATTTCACGCTCATCTTTGATCTGTCCTGCAGCATCGCGTACTACGATGTTTACTTGTCCAGACAATTTTAGCTTTTCGTTAATCATGATTATTCCTCAGTTATTTAAGCTGTACGAGATGTGCCGATGTAGTCATCTACAAAATAAAAGGCGTCATTGACGTAGCCTTGTAAAAGTAAAACCATGTCATCGGCAAACACGGTTGTATCGTCAGGTTGCTTGTTAAGAACCTTTCCGAACTCGTCACTGACGCCGTATGCGTCGGTAAACGATTTGATAGCACCTTTGCTAACCAGTTCTGCAACCGAGAACTGATCCGCAAACTGCCTGGATGCTGCAATTAGTAGCTGCTCTGTAAAACCAACGCCGTCATCCGCGACTGGTTTGGTTACATGCAGCTGGGTGTCTTCAGTCACATTACTTGCGTCAGCGAGTGCGCGAGTGAACTGGGTTTCAATGAAGATGGAATCAGTGACACGGCCCAGATCAGTCGTGTTCTTAATGAACTGGATTTCTTGGTCATCCAGAATGGATGCTTCACCATCAATGTCGTCTGTAACACCAACAATGTCATTCAGATTTTTCTGTACATTGGATATGTGTGTGTCACCAATACCTGTAGTGTTGTACCAGCTTTTACCACGGGATGTTACCGCGTAAAACTCACTGACTTGTATGGCATCTGTCAGGTATTTACTAACGTGCTGTTGGGTTAGATCAGTGACAGTACCGTCATCGGTAAACTGCTTGCCTGCCGTTAAGGTCGCTGTGTCAGTGACTGCCGTAGCGTCATCTTCATTCCCACGATTGATATGCTTGGCGAGTAGCTGACTCACACCCATCTCATCAGAGAGAGGCTTGGTCATATCAAGAAGGTAGCTATCGACAAATGTCGTAGGGTCACTAAGTGCCTTACTTGCTGCTAGCTCGGTGGCGTCACTCAGCGATGAGCAATCAACAAGATGCTTACCCGGCTCCAGAGAAGCAAGGTCGGAAACGCCGTAGGCATCTTCAGTAGGTTTCGCCAACACCACTGTGTACTGGTCAGTAGAAAGGCTACTGTCACTTAGTGGTTTTTCTGCAGCAAGGGTAAGTGCTTCAGTAAAGAGCGTCTGATCTTCTTTTACCTTCTTGGTAAGGAGGACAGCGTGGTCTTCTACTGAGTTAATGTCATCCCACAGTGGCTTGCTGATAGCGGCTGCATAGGCTTCGCCTATTGCCGCTTCATCAGTTATACCCCGTTTTAGGGAGTAACGGAGGTGCTCTACTAGAGAGGCAGCGTTATGTAAGGGCTTTCCTACCGCTAACACCTCGTTGTCGCCCACAGAGGAGCCATCTAAGAGCGGTTTCTCTGCTAGTAGGGTCAATGTATCAGTTAATACTGAAGCATCCTGTAGGGGCTTAGATAGGCTTGTAGCAACATGTGAGCCAATGGCAGTTGCATGGGCAAGTTCCTTAGTGACATCAAACTTATCAATACTGTCAAACGTGCCCACAACCTCTTCAGGTGCCTTCTTGGTGAGTAAGACCACATAGTCTTCAAGACCCAGTACTTCTTCTTCCAGAGGCTTCTCAACAAGCCACGCCACACTATCTGTGGAAGCAATGGTGTCAGAAAGACCCTTGAAGAAAGCTACTACCTGAATGTCGGTAACTAAACCGGCATCGTGGAATGCTTTACTAAAGTCCTTAGTGATCTGATCAGCAAGTGCTGTATCGTCTGTAAGGGTCTTAAAGAACTCCATTACACACTCATCGACGGCGGTGGACATATCATCCACTAAGACACCGTCATTAACCAGACGTTGAATGATGAAGTCGCCTAGTTCGATGGCTACAGCGAGTTTATTAGCGTAGGTAGTACCTACCGATAGCCCAAGACGATCAATAGATGCCACAGTAGACGCATCGATGGCTACAGAAAGCTTGCTCTTGGTGGCAGTAATGTCTGCTGATAAGCCAAGACGCGTTATAGACGCGTCAATGGCGTCTATAATCTTGATGCTGGCGTCTACACCCAACTGTTTATGTTGGGCTGCCAGCTTGCTAAGCAGACCAGACTTGATTTTCATTAGAAGTCAGCGCGTATCCAAAGAACCACTACGTCGAATAATGTTTCCCGTAGCCCGGAGCTATGAATCACTTCAATCTCTGCTTCGTATGTACCAGGAGTAACGTTTAGATCACCTTCTTGCCAGATCACAATGGCTTCGCCATTGGTTGCTGTCTCCGGGTTGATAAACAACTCACGAGTAAGTATTACGCTACCGCCTGTTGGACGTAAACGTAAGGTTACTAACGCACCGGTTAAGTCCGTAAGTAAGCCAGTGTCTTCATCAGTAAAGGTGAAGCGCATCTGTGGGCCAGTGTCGCCCTGTACGTACTTGTATGTACCCAACGTGCCATAAGCAACATCACCATTACTTGTACGGGTTGATGACCCAAAATTAGCTGTTATACCCATCCGTTGCTCCTCATGCGTAAGTTACTGGGACGATCCACTGATAATGCGCCAGACTGAATAATCTGCTGTATCTGCACTTCATACTTCTGTTGATAAGCCGCTGCTTCTTGAATGCTGGTCTGGTTGTTACCTGCTGCAGCAACGCGCCCAACTACAAACGTAAGTAGAGGCTCAATAAGCACTGCAGGGATATCTAGTTCAATGGCACTAATGTCTACCCCACGCTTAGCTGGCAGCTGCGTGTGGTTTGCACGGTAAACTACGGCAAGTAGTTTGTTAGATTCAGGTGTAGGCACCTGAAGTGTGTTGAATGAGGGTGTAAACAATGAATTGGCTTTGGCTGAATCATTCAAAGGCAATAAAACATTACTTTCTGTGTAAATTTCTTCGATCTTTAATACATTATCTACAAAAGGTTCTGCAGTAGAATCAAGAATAAACCTATCATTTCCTACTGAGGCAGAAGTAATTGCATAGACGGACGTTAATGGGTAAAGGGTACGATCTGACTGCTGCGTAATAATAGCCTGCGACTGTTTTAAGGGCAGTCGGCTATGTAAATTAGTTAGCCCTAGATTAATATGGCTAATTAATGTTGGGTAATCAGATTCGTCTATTCCACCACGATTATTAGTACCAATTGCCATTTGGGATAATTCCCCATAAGCAAGGTACATAAATATATCTGACAGTAGCATTGGCTAACCTCAAAAGAGTTGTGCGTTAACCGTTATTATAGGGGGTCAGAGTTAAACTATATACGAGCGTATTCTACTATCATCGTCTTGAACTATATCAACGTCCCAAATATCTAATCCGCTACTGCTTTTATTTAATTCACCGTGTTGGGTGGGTTTCCAAGGCATTAAAGAACTCAACATACTAATGGTATCAATGAAATCATCATGCTTGGATTTAAAGCCACTAGGACTAGCTAAACTCAATTCATTGTATGCTTCGACTAATTCTGGCGAGTCTCTTCTTTCTATTGGAAAGAATATTTTATTAGCCTTAAACAAAGGCACCATTGTATTAAATCGAACCATTTTATTAGTGTTAGGTCTGACACCCGGCTTTTGTAGATTACCTTCCGACGCTAAGGGGAAATAAATATTCCTTTGCATCATCTGATCTTGAATCCATTGGATAAATCCACCTTGTTGCCCAGTCACTTCTATACCCACTTGCTGGGGTCGGTACTGTTGAGCCAAACGAAACAAATCATTAATGTTTTTATCCATTAATTGACGTTTACAGATGCCGTCTACCCAAAGCCAATCCCCATTATTGTTATATGCCCACACTGAAATAACAGAGTAGTCCGCTGACGTTCTTTCTGAAGTCGCAAAGTCAGTAGTAATATAGAAGTTAAACAGGTCTTTATTGTTGAGTACGTTACCGCGCTTATACCAACTTATGTCATGATCCAAGACAAGTCGATCTTCCTCTGACATGATGCGCAGCATCATTTCCTGGTTAAAGTCTTTTACCTTGCCTGTCTTCACTGCAATGTCGTATTGCTCTCTAACATACCTGTAGTTAAAGCGATCAGGCCATGAACCTATGAACTCATCCTCTTCACACGGGAACTTTTCACATACTGGGAACACGTTAACGTCCCAAGCGCCGGATTCAACTGCCTTATACAACGGGTCTTTCGCATTAAACGGGGTACCTGACCAGATGATTAAGTTTTTCTTAGGATGCAGGGCGTATGTCACCGCTTTATAGATCGTGGCTTCCACGTTTTCTATGATAGTAGGGGACTTAGCATCTTCATCAGAGAATAAGTCATCCAGTACTGCCAACTGTGGACGGCGTCCCATCTCTTTGGCTCCACGAACGCCTGTCTTAGCACCATAACCCTTTACAATGAACGTGTTCCCATCTGCATTGGTAAACTCCCAACGTATGTCTGTGAACCTTACACGGGGCACATACACCTTTAAGAACTCTGAGTTTTCCCAACGGAACTCCAGGTTCTTACGCATGTTCTTCACACCGTTCTCGATGCTATCTGACACGTATAAAGCAAGGGATATGTCACCAAAACCAGGGATAGAACCGTATGTCGCTAAGTACA